GCCAACTCCACCAGCACCGCCAAAGCAACCTGGCGAGTTCTTAAGAGAGAATGGTGTATTGCACATGGATAAAGAATTTAACCAAGAAAACTGTATGCCATTAGTTAAAATGATTATGGAATATAACTTGACGCCAGAAAAAGATGCACCTAAGGTTATTCACCTGTATATTAACTCACCTGGTGGGTATGTAGACAGTTGTATGCATTTGATTGATGTTGTCAAACAGTCACGCATTCCAGTTCATACATACGGAATGGGTTCAATTGCATCATGTGGTGTTATGCTTATGATGGCAGGTAAGAAAGGTCATCGTTATCTAACACAGAATACAGCAGTTATGTCACACGAATTTAGTGGCGGAACTAGAGGACAGTACCACGATATGTTAGATGCTCAATCTCATATGGAATGGACAAACCAAAAACTACTTGAACATTATATGAAATGTACAGGAAAGAAAGAACCATACATTCGTAAACATATGTTAGCACCAAAAACAGACCATTGGATGACTCCAGAAGAAGCAGTCAAACATGGTATTGCAGATAAAGTTGTCGAAACATATTAATTTAGTATTGACTTTCCAATCAAAATATACTATAATAGTATAAACATCATGCATAGGAATTAAATGTCAGAAGTCAAGAATTACTCACCCGACTTACAAAAATTGTTTGTTCAATTTATGTTAACAGACCCACAGTTATTTACTAGGGTCATGGGCATTATTGATGAAAAACATTTCGATAAACCTACTCGTGGTATTGTAGGCTATCTAATTAACTACAGTGAAGAATATTCTACCATGCCAACAATTGAGCAGATAAAAGCAGAAACTGGTCAAGAAATCGAATTACTGGATGATATCGCAAAGCATAATGATTGGTTTGTTGATGAGTTTGAAACATTCTGTAGACATAAAGCAATTGAACGAGCAATTGTTAATAGTGCTGATTTACTTGAAGAAGGTAAATATGGTGAAGTAGAAACAACTATCAAAGAAGCAGTTCAGATTGGATTAGCAAGGTCGTTGGGTACTGATTATTTTCATGACCCAAGAGCAAGACTTGAGATGCTTAAAGATAATAATGGACAAATCACCACAGGTTGGAAAGACTTAGATGACAAACTTTATGGTGGCATCAATAGAGGCGAAGTAACTATCTTTGCTGGTGGTTCTGGTTCAGGTAAATCTTTATTCATGCAAAACATGAGTTTGAATTGGGCAGAAGCAGGAATGAATTGTGTTTATGTTACTTTAGAATTGTCAGAAGAATTATCAGCAATGCGTATAGATGCTATGGCAACTGATAGAAGTACCAGACGTATCTTTAAAGAATTAGATGATGTTGAATTGCGAGTTAAAACACTCGGTAAGAAAGCAGGAATGCTTAGAATTAAGTATATGTCATCGGGTAATAGTGTCAATGATATTCGTGCATATCTAAAAGAACTCCAGATTGTTACAGGTAAAACTGTTGATTGTATTTGTATTGACTATTTGGACTTGTTAATGCCTGCAACTAAGAAAGTTAATCCAGGCGACTTGTTTATTAAAGATAAGTATGTGACAGAAGAAATTCGTAACTTTGCAATGGAATCTCAGACAGTTGTAGTAACTGCATCACAGTTAAATCGTTCAGCGGTAGAAGAAGTAGAGTTTGACCACTCTCATATTGCTGGTGGTATTTCTAAAATTCAAACTGCTGATAATGTTATTGGTATCTTTACTAGTAATGCAATGAGAGAACGTGGACAGTATCAGTTACAATTATTGAAAACAAGAAGTTCGAGTGGTGTAGGCTCTAAGATAAATCTAGTCTTTGACAGAGATAGTCTACGAATTAGTGATTCTGATTTAGACGATGATGATTTAGCAGTTGGTACACAAGATTCTCAAACTGCAAAGATAATGGACAAATTAAATAAGAAAACCACAGTAACTAATACAGATTCTGCTATTCCACCAGAAAAAACAGATTCCGCAATTAGTCTTCGTGCGATGGTTAAGTCGAAAAAAGCAAGCCCATTTAACGATAATTGATAAATACTGGTAGGAGAATTATTTTATGACTAAGAAACCACGTAGAAGTCTATTTGAAGAATTAAATTCAATGGCTATTTCTAAAAATGAGCCAGAGAGATTTGTCGAACAAAAAGGCGAACATATCATTTCTGGTGCAATAAATCTAATTGAATTCATTCACCGTGAATTTGATGATGATATTGCTGTGGATTTAACCAAACGTCTTGTTAATAGCATTCGTACTGGAGACATGAGAAAATTCAAACGTGGAATAACTCATGCGAAGAGAAAAGATGAATCTTGAACAACAATTAGAAGAATTAAAAGTCTTAGCAGGTATCTATAAGCCATATCAAATGGAAGATAGTACGCAGGAGAACATTTCCTATACGGGTACTAAAAAATCAAAGTATCAAAAGAAGCATAAAATAAAACCAGGTACAAAAGATTGGTTTAAGTTGTGGTTTGCTCGTCCTCATTTAACGGGCGAAGACCCATACGGGAAGAAATGATATGAAAGTTAGAGACATACTAGGCGCAGGTTTAGAAAGAAGATTCAGAGGACCAAGAAAACCTCGTAATAAACAAATAGGTTTTCATAAGAGAATGAAAGACCTTATTGATAGTGCTATTAAAGAAGACGCAAAAGAAGGTGCAAGAATACAACACATAGAAGACTTGATTATCTGGGATGGTGCAGTAGGTGGTCAAAAGGCAATCGCTAAACTACATCAAGTAGAAACTTCTCCAAAATCAATCAGTATCAAATGGGATGGCTCACCAGCCGTTATCTTCGGTCGTAATGAAAATGGTGAATTCGTACTTACAGATAAAAGTGGTTTTGGTGCAAAAGGTTATAACGGCAAAGTAACAAGTGGTGATGACTTAGAGAAAATGTTTTTAAACAGAGCCAAAGGCGAGATTGAAGATAGCAGACGTGATTTCGCATCAAAGATGAAGAACATATGGAATACAGTAGAAAGTGTTATACCTGAAGATTTCAGAGGATACTTACACGGCGACTTGTTATGGTTCGCAACTCCACAATCAAAAGATGGCAGACTTATATTTAAACCAAACGTAACTACATATTCAGTAGATGCAAAAAGTGATATGGGTAAAAAGATAATTAATTTTGATGTCGGTATTGTAGTACATGTAGTAATTGACTTAGATGGAAATAAAAGCAATGTAGATATGGGGCAACTTAAAGCAGGCAAAACATGGATTATGCCTCCTGTATATGTTACTAAATCTCCTGGTGTTGACCTTCCTGAAGTAGACAGATTAGAAGGTTATTTAAAATCAAATGCGACTGCAATTGATACGTTGTTAGCAGTTCCGCCAGAGCAAAAAATGGCAGACTTTGGTAATATTCTTTACACTTATATTAATAATAGTGTGAAAGCAGGAAACCTAGACAAACTAGGAAAGAATTTCAGTGAATGGGTAGAATCATCAAAACTAAGTGGACCTAAGAAAGAACGAGTAGTAGCATGGGTTGAACAAAATAGTAATGGATTTGAAGCAATCTTTCAATTCATTAATGGTGTTATGACTACAAAGAACAAGATTATTAAAACGTTAGATTCTCAACCAGCAGACATAGAAGCCAGTACAAATGGCGAGAAAGGTGGAGAAGGTTACGTAATAGACAAAGACGTGAAACTGGTAAACAGAGCAGGATTCACAGCGGCAAACATGAGGCAAGAGAGATAATTTTTTAACTACTAATAATAATACCATGGGTAAAAGAACAATACCACACACTGTACCAAGAAAAAAAGGTGCTAGACCAATTAAGAAAGATATGAGCCATAGCACTCATACAACAAAAAGACACCCAAATAGTAAAAGAGTTACAAGCGGTGCCCAAAAGTAAGATAAATACAAGTAATATGTAAGAAAAGGAATAATGATGTTTAGCAAGAAATGTAAATTGCATTTGGAAGAGGCAGACATGACACGCTGGCAGCATTTTAAACATGCAATTGGTATTGCTGTTCGTATGGAAATGGCAGTAGGCGCAGTATTTTTACATGCATTTGCACCTAGATATTTTAAAACATATGCAAGTGATATATGTAAGGAAATAGTAAAAGAGAAATAAAATGGCAAAATTAAAACTTGTAAATACTTTATCTGAAAGTAGATTGTTTAGAACAAAAAAGATGGCTGGCGATGTCAATATAGATGACGCCGCTGAATTAGTTTTTGTTCACTTTCTTATATTGAATATATTTAATAAAGATTATGATTTCGCCCCATTGGCAGGTGATATAGCAAAGCGTACTATGGTTTATAGAAACTTTGACTATTTTAGAACAAATGGAACGGATATGTATATGGCTCTCAATCGTTTGATGGGCAAAGATAACGATATTGGTGACAATGAAAAAGATGAAATAGCAAAAGGTAGACTTTCATTACAGAAAGCAGACATCCTGAGATTTTTACTTCATTATTCTACTAATAAGAGTGATGCATCATTCGAATCAAGATATTTACTAAGATACCAAAGAAATCTTAACATCCAAGATGGTATGTTAAAATCAATTCGTAGACTAGTAGGAGATTGGGACAATTTAAGTCAAAATCAAAAAGCACTAGTTGTCACACGATTAGTTCAATATATGCGTAGAAAGGCAAGACTTGCAGAGATAATGCCTGCTCTTTTGAAACTACAGAAACGTGGCAATTATATGCACAAAGATAGTAAGACTGCTAAAGAAACAGTTAAATCAATCTGGGATAAGCCAATCGTCAAAGCCGCTGGAGCATATGCCGCCTATAGAGGCGCTAAAGCAATAGGAAACAAACTGGGACAAACAACATATGTCACAGATAGAAAACTTCGCACAGACCAATAAAACTCGTTAACATTCATCTTTATTTCCTACATTATTTGATAAATAAGAGTGTAAGGGTAACATAACCCCCTAACAGAACAACCAAGAGATACTATCTTACGGTTAAAATAATAAACATTTCTTAAGGAGAAATTAACATGGCAGATTCAAATACACTAGGTGGACAAGGTAACGGTCTAGGTTCAACAACTACAATCGTTAAATTAGCACTAACAAACATGACAGCGGCTAACATGGGCTCTATTTACTCAGCAATGGGTAACTTAGGTCACACAGTTGCAGGTTCAGGTACAGCAGACGGTTCGGCATTTGTTGCTGGTACAACTGACGTACTATTCATCGCTCTACAAGGCGTTGAGTATACAGCAATCGGTACTGACGCTCACGGCGTTACAGGTGCAGTAACTACAGTAGAAGCAATCATTGGCTAATACATAAACTTTTAATTAAGTTAAAAAGCCCTCTTTATGAGGGCTTTTTTTATGTCTAAACATAATATTTCCTCGCTTTTTCATAAATACAATTGTAAGTGATAAAGAAAAACACTTACGATACTTGAGATATCTTCCGAGTATTCAAATGCATGAGACTTTTCCGTGCAGTACATTGAGAAACCTTTTCAGTGTATAAAAAATATAAAAAACTAAGAAAAAACTAAGAATCCTTTTTAAGGTAATTCTACGTTTGTTATTTTGTGGAATGGTCCATAAGATAATTATTTTAATGGCTAATTATAGGAGATAATAATGGCTGATATAAAAAACTTTGGTAT